TGATGGTCAAATTCAACGTGTAGGTGATCTTCATGCATCCCACCATCACGCCATAAAATCTTTCTGATGCCTAGTTGCTTCTGGTTTCCACTTAGGTATCGGTACAGGTTATCTAGTTGTTGTTCGTTGTTATGACTAAGAGGGAAGTCCAATGCCTCACCGTGGTGATGTGCACTGTCGTATGACCTCTGCATCACACGTTGTCTACCACCAGGAACAAAACCAGAATCAAGGTTAAAGTTTGGATGTTGCCAAGACTTATACCCCATCTGTAGCAGTTGTCTTCCAACCATTATGGTACGTTCCTTTGCAGGACGACCCATCAGTTGAGGAATTATTCCGCTATTCATGTTCTGTCCTTGGCGCCAAGGTGAATTACCAAAGGATCCAGCAGCAGCTTGATTTACAGCCTGCCTAGCCTGATCCATGAACTTCTTGTATGAACCATTTTTGTATGCACCCCAGGCAGTTGGGCCACCTGCTTTGAACATCTGAGCAGCAACACGTACATTGACATTTGGATCTTTTAGATCGTCGTAACTCTTCAGACCATATTGCTGCATACGAGCAGGACCTAGATCATCAATCATGTTGATCTGGAATAGACCATAACTCAGGTCTCCAGTATTTCGATTGTTGTTTACGATCTGGGGGTCTCCACCAGACTCAGCCATCATCACTGCAGTCATTAATACTGCTTCATCCTTACTAAGACCTTGTTGTAACAACATCGCACCAGCAGACTGCATCTCACTGCCCTGCCGGTATACCGCAGGCTGACCACTACCAATAAGAGCAATATCAGTACGTGCAGGTGCAACACGATAACTGATCATACGCTGATAGATAGGATCAATAGAAGCCAACTGCTTCTTAAACATATCCACAGGGACCTGATCAAGACCAGCAAGCTGTAGTTGCCTGTTTAATACTTCAACTGATTCAACCCTGCCACCATATTGATCGGCAATCTTTTGTGCCAATGATGGCATCGTGATACGACCAGTAGAACGACGTTGACGATCTACTTGCTCCAGCAATGCTTTGGGAATTACAAGCTCATTACTCAGTTGATCTACTGTCTTGAGTTGACGAACACGATCAATAATTGGTTTAATCGTACTGGGAGTAGGGTTGCCTGGAGGAAGAGTGTGTTGTACAAAGTATGCTCCAGTCCTTCCATCCTTTGCCATCGTGTAGTTGGCAATCCGTAGTGGACCTACTGACCCATTTTTATTACGTGCTTGCTCTAGATATTTGTTTAAGATACCACTTGCATAGTCAAATGCCTCAGAGGAGTTGCTTCCATTCTCTTCCATCCGCTTAACAAAGTGTTTGCGGAATTCAGATGTTGCCCAGCGACGTGCATGTACAAGGCTGCCATTACTTGCTGTGTCATAAGCAGCTGCACCTATAAGTAGTTTAAGCTCATCATTAACGAGCTTTTCCATGTCTTTGGCTGTTGTCTCATCCATCGACACGCCACTATTTACCTTGCGTAGCCACTCAACTTTTGCGTCATAGCTGAGAGGAGCATCCATTACGTCTTTCTCTCGCAGGTCAGCATTCATTTGCTTTTCCTGGAGCCTTTTAATTGTCGCTTCCTCTAGTTCTTTTTCAGGTGTATAGCTACGTAACTGATCAATGTATGTCATGCCAGACTTATTATTGTTCTTGGCAAAGTTTTCATACATCTCGTCAAGCTGCTCGCTGGTGTAGTTCATACCATTCTCAATGACTGACTTTCTCAGTTCTTCAGTCATCTTTTGGTTTTCTACTTCCAACTCCTGTTGACTTAACTTGAAGCTATCAATGTTCGCTTGTCTACGTTTCTCTTCAATGGCACGTACACTTGCTGGAAATCTTTGTGCAAATGTGCGCTCTTCATCTCCAGGTAGTGGAAAGTCAAGCATTTGCCTCAAGGTCGTTTCATCTGGAATGTTGTTAACATCAGACAGGAACTCCTCTAGGTTCTTACGTGCTGTCGCATGATTTCCTTTTGCTTGTCTCCATAGTGCTGTGTAGACAAGACGTGTTGACATAGGATCACCTTGAGCAACAGCTACTTCTTTTGCCTTCTCTACGCTGTCATCAAGACGATTCTTGATTTCAAGTTCTGTAGTCTCTGCCATCCGCTTTTCTTCGGATGAACGTACAGAACGTAAGAACTGACCTAAGTATTCAGTCTTTACATCACCATAGCCACCACTCTTCAAGTATTCAGGCATAAGGAGACGTACTGCTGCAGCACGATCTTCATTGGTAAATACCTCACCAAATCGTACTTCTGTACCATCAGGTCTTTGGAAGGTGCGATCAGCTTGTTCGTTGTACAGCTGATCTTCTACCCAAGTAGACCACCTGTCACCCATCATTTTGAGTTGTGCTTGGCGGTATGCCATGCGGTAAACAGGGTTGTTGCTACGTATGTCGTTAACAGCCTTGGCGCTTACACCTTGAGCTTCCAGGACATCAGCACCACGTTCCAGTGCTTCACCAGCAATGGTGACGTTCCACTTAGTAGTCTCCTGCTCAACCTGCTTATCAAGCGGTACACCATCCACGTAGGCGTCGTATACCCCTTGTTCCCAGTTTCGATCAATCCTATCTTGAGCAATCTTTGATGCTTGTGAAGCAGCTGTTTTACTAAGCCCTGCTAGTGATTCATATGTATTCTTGATGTTCTGCTCTTCTCGCTCAGCATTAATCCTTACTGTCTTGAGATTGCTGAGCTTAGCAGTTTGCATCCGCTCCCTATTCTTAGAGCGTCGATCATATTCTGCGTCACGTGAACGCTGTGATTCACGGTTGCTTGTAGAAAGTGCTTCTGCAAATGCAGTTCGGTTCTTAATATCCTGATCACGTAGACGCTCCATGCCACGTATGACACGTTCGCCCTCAGCTGCAATAGCTTGGACATTAGCGTTACTGATTTTTACCGGATCAAAACCTTTGGACTGGGCGTACCCTTGAAATCCAACTTGCTCCATTTAGTTAACCTACTCCTGTACTTTGTTTTGCAGCTTGCGACGGTTGACCAAAACCACCCCAGTTAATTCCCCCAAGTGTGTCAAATGCACCGGCAATTGCACCCAATGTGTTACCACCAGCTGCTGCATACTTAATTGGCTTGGGTGGTTTCTTGGGTTTCTTAACTTCTTGGAAGATTGTCCTAGGCATTGCAAGAGGTTCAGGCAGTGCAGGTTCCATCTCAGGCTTCAGCATTCGTGCAGCTTCTGCTGCAAGATCTGATTCCAACTTCTTCAAATCAATACCACGTATATTTGCAACATGTTGTGCTTTTGCTGAACGCATCGACTCTTCCATGATTGCAACATTCCGTCCATATGCCGCCAGGCTTGACTGCATGGACTTAGCAGCACTTCTACCAGCTTGGCCTGCTGCTTCGATCTTTCCAGTTTCTTGAATTGATGCTACAAGCTGTTCTTGTGATTGGAATGCCTGCGCAATCCCAATCTCACGGAACTGTCTATTGGCCGATTCATACGCTTCTGCAGCAGCTAAATTGTTGAATGATAGCTGCTTTTTAAAATTAGTTTCTGACTGCTCCCATTGACGCATTGCATTTCGATTTCTCTGGTCTCGAATTGCCATGCCATACTGCCAGTCTCTACGAGCAGTATCTTCTCTAAAAGATAACTCATTCTCATTATTCTGAATCGCTATGTCACGCGACTTCCTAGAATAGTTATAGTCACGCTTAGCTTCCTTCCAGTTGTATTTCCACACCTGGGTGTCATACTTGTGTGCTGCTGATGCTGCTTGCTGTGCTGCACTATCTTGTTGTGCACCACCGAAAATACCGGCACCTAGTCCTGCAGCAGATAGACCAAGTCCTACTGCTTCTGCAAAAAACATAACTATCAAGCCCTCCTATAGAATCGAGGTGAATAATTACCCTCCCACATCATTGAAGTCAACGAGATTGGAAATGGTGAGTCACTAAAGACTTTTAAATCAAAGTTATTATTACGCTGATGTATTGGTAATGTATACACAGTCTGTTCATTCAATGGAACATCATTTGCCAAATAGTAGTCAGCATCTTGAATTGACTGAACGTCATACCATTCGGATTGACCTTTGGCTTTTAGTTTAAATCCAACGTTACTTGAAAAACCAACTGAGAACTTAATACGTGATACTGTCAGATTTGCGGTGTAATCAGAACGATTCTCACCCATCTGATAGAAGATCGTAGGAAGCTGAATATCAAAGTCGTATTTATAGCCAAGATAAACCTTAGATGGTGTTGCTGAATAATCCTCGCCTGTAAATTCAAAGTAAGGATTACCATCATTACCACGTGTGGGTGTCAAGGTAAATCCTGATTCACCAGTGTTATTTGGATCAGCAATGATTACAGCAGGACCTAAGGTGGTGATGTCTTGATATCTCAGGTAACAACGATTAACCTGTGTTGTACTGTTATAGGTGATGCTAGAAGGAGTTGCATATTGATCAAGACATAGTTGTACTACTTGACCACTATCGCTTCTCAGGATGGCATCATCAGGTGTTTGTGTTAGGTTTGCTTTACACAGGGTGTATTGACCAGCTTGATAGGTGACGATAAAGGTCTCATCACTATCGACACCAAAGAACTGTACATTGCCCTGCACCTTCCAATTGAACCATGTTTGCATGATTGTTTGTTCACCCACTGAGTATGTCCTAAAGAAATAGACATACGGTGACGTGGGACCATACATTGCAAAGAATGAGTTCTGTGGTGATGCAACTAGGTCTGTAACACTATCTGGTACCCATTCAGAGACAATACGACCAATATCAAGTACGTCTGGATTCTCTTGTTGACCACGAGTAGCCATGGCATAAATACGTGTATAACCTGGTGTCTTACTCAGGAATACCATATTTGTACCAACATCAACAGGATCAATCAGCGCATCATTTTCGTAGTTAGCAATTGTACGAATTACTGATGATCTTGGTGTTAGAATACCATCATCAGAGTACAACAAGAACTGCTGACTCTTGCTAAATAAGACAAGACCCTGAGCAGCAGGTAACACAGAATGAAGAACAGCAGGTCTTAGACTGGAGCAACTAATGTCAACTGGATCATTATCTGCTTGTGTTAATGCTGAGACATTATAGAAGTTATAGAACTCACCACTCTGACTCATGGAGACATTATCACCAGTCAAGAATCCAAGCCTGTTGTTATGGAAGAATGCTTGTTGAATGGTCTTACCAACAAAGCTAGGATGTTCGTTGGTAATATCATCTCCTACAAGTCGTTCTTCATAGACAATTGGTCTAAATTCAAAAGTGTTAAGTGCAGTATTTACCAACTCATGTGGCATTGTACTGGCAGTAAGACCTTTGGAGACATTAGGTGCAACGGTCTCTTCCCATGTTCCTTTACCACTTGTACCGTTCTCTGCAGCGAACTTTGCATAGTACGAGTCTTCAACAGCAACTGTGTTGTTGATCTTGACCGTTCTACCTTCAATTGATTCAGCAGGTAGTCTTGAAAAGTTTTCTACTTCATCTTGAAAGACAATCAACTCTTCACCACTTATACCACCTTTTGCTGTAATGGTGAATGCACTAGCACTGCTGATTTCAATTGAGCCTTTCAACTGAGTTACAGTAAGCCCAAGACTGTTTGCAGAATTCAGCGTGTCGATGCGTGTCTTGATCTGAGTCAATACTTCTTCTGCATTCAATACCTGAACATTTGTTGTGTTGTTGAGTGCAGGGTCTTCACTGTTCTTTGTAGTGTATGCAGATGTAGTGAAGCCATTAATAGTGACTGAGTAGCTAGCACCATATTCAGCACTGAATAGACGGATCGTTGCCTTTGAATTTGCAGTAAAGCTCGGTGCAGCTTGTGTGGTTACTGTTACCTTGTTATTGACAACAACTGACGTATCTTGGATTGTTAATACCTGCAGACTATCCTTTGCATTTGATGCACCATAGGTCAGGTAGCTAGAGCCAGTATTGGTTACGGTGACAGCAGTGGTTGGACTATTGATGTTCCAGATCTTGATACTGGTTCCATAGATTACACCAATATATTTTTCTGCTTCATCCCTATTGATGTAGAACCATTTACCGTTCTGGTATTCATTAGCTGTAGATGATAAGTTACCAAGCCACTTTGTACCAGGCCGTTTAGTCAGGCCATATGTTGGGTCAGCATAAGCATTGATTGCTTCACGAACTTGTCCTGGAATCTTTTTGTCATCAGGTTGTCTAGAGACACCACCAAGAAAGTTTGTTACCTGTTGAGTTACACTTGCCATCAGCGATACAATGCCTTATAGGGTTCATAACTGTTGTAATAGTTTGCTCCACGTGGATGACCAAAGAATGTATAGTCTCCTTGGTTGCACTCATACTCCAATGCCATAGCACGGGTATAAGCTTCCTTTTGTTGAAGCATCTGATATTGAGTTGAGTCACCAACAATCCTTGTTGAAGTAATGCTAGCTGCTCGTGATACAATATAATCTTGAATTGGTACTGGTAGATCTATCCAATCAAACAACCAAACTACATCGCATTTCACTTGTTCAGTGAATTCAAATGAGTGAGCAGTACGGTCATATAGTTTTCCATTGCGTCGTACAACATCCCGATCACGATAGTCAGGTGTTAGATCAAGTTGTAGTACGTTGTTTGGAATGACGATCTCATCATTATTATCAGGAGTGAATGGATACTCATACTCCCGATTAAATGTCCAGCCTTCTGCCTGAACCTCCCGTGACACCTGTTGAAGTGTGTCGTATGCAATCGCAACGTCCGGGTTGGTTTGATCTAGAGTGGTTACAGGCGCCTGACCAACTGACGCCAGAATTTCATTAACAGCTTGAAGCTCAGTCTGAGCGTTAGTGGTAGGAAAAGGCATAACAGAAATGTTGTATGCAGTGAATAAAAAAAAGGGGACCCGATTGGATCCCCCATAAAATCAGACGTTAGCGATGTTGCACTCAACGCCAGGATATGCAGTACGCAGACCCTTGGTGGTCGAAGCCACAGCAGAGTCAGCAACAGCAGAGCCGTAA